TCAGAGCAGCTCAGCCAGAATGCTGTTATACCGGGCCTGCTCCCCGGCGTAACGTTCCGTCTCGCCCAGGGCAGCATCCAGCTTTGCGCAGAGGTAATGCGGGTAGAGCGCATCAAAAGGCACGGGTACCAGCAGCTCTACGGCATCGTCCAGACCTCCTTCCGCAGGCCAGGCAAGGTCTGCCCCCGCCCCGGCCCGCAGCCCGCAGCCGGAGAACAGCAGGGCCCGCAGCATCCCGTCCTCCTCACAGAGCCAGCGCTGCCGGGTGCAGCTGTCCACCTTGCAGCCCGGCCGCAGTTCCTCGGCCCGTTCCAGAGCCTGTCCCACTGTCATGCGCTCACCCCTCGATCCTCTCGGCGGCGGCAATGCGGGCGGCGGTGCGCTCATCCTGCACCTGGCTGTGTTCCAGCACCTCTGCCACCTCGGGCGGCACTTCCACCTCCACGCCCCGGCGGATCTTATAGCTCACGCCGTTCACGCTCACAAACAGGTCGCCCTTGTACCGGCTGTTGTCCTTGAACAGCCGGATCCTTACGTTTTTCTTGTCCATTTTTCATCCTTTCTGCCCTCTGTCGCAGGGGCACTGCCTTTTTACGCCTCGCCTGGTTTCGTTCATCCAGCAGGGCTTGCCCGGTTTGCCAAGGGCTCCCCTACTGGGGGAGCTGGCGCGAAGCGCCTGAGCGGTTTAGTTCGCACTCGCATTCTCCGAGTAGCTGGATACGCTCTCAATGCGCACCATGTATTGCTCCACCAGACGCTCGGCGGCGCGCATCCCCTTCCAGCCCACGGAAGCGCGCTGGTTCAGCGGGTCGTCGCCATAGCCCAGCTGCTTGACGATGTGTTCCAGGCCACCGCCCTCCAGCTCGGTCACACCGTAGGCATGAGCACCCAGCACCAGCGTGCCGAACACGGCCAGACCACTGGGGCAGGTGGTGTCCTTCCAGATCTTGGCCTCGCTGGTCTCCACAAAGCGGATATTGCCCAGCTTGCCGATCTCGCCGCGGTACATGGTCTCAGGGTCGGCATACTTGTGCGCCTCAACGAACTCCTTGCAGGTTTTCAGGTCATAGGCGGCATAGGGGTGGATGATGGCAATGTAGCTGTCACCGATGGGGTCCGCATTCATGGCACCCAGCTGCGCCGCCGCCCGGAAGAACAGCTTCGGGGTCAGGGTGCAGGTCTTGTCCAGCTCCTTGCGGCTCTTCACCTCCGTTTCGGTGCCATCCGCATTCTGCTTGGGGGCATACAGCACATTGGTGCCGCCCGCCAGCACATCACGGGTGATGCTGTCCATGGTGCGGCCCGCCTGGCTTGCCAGCACACGGGTGGCCTGCACCACGTTGTTGTCGATGGCGGTCATCTGCAGCACGTCAGTCAGCGGGGTCCAGCCGCCATACTGGTGCAGGTCGCTGGTGATGGTGGTCACGTTCAGGGCCTGACCGTCCGGGGTCACACCCTCGGTCAGCGGAGTGGAGGCCTTGGGCAGGCTGTCGTACTTGCGGAACTCGATGGTCTTGCCGCCGTTCTGGGGCACAGGATAGTAATCCGCAAACTGGTCATGCACCAGCCGGGGCTCTGCCTGGTCGATGAGGCGCTTCTCGTAGAAGGTCTTCATCTCCGGGGTCATGGTGGTGGTGGAGTTCAGGGGAGTTTCGGCAAACAGCTGAATGTTGAAGTTGTTCATAGTCATTATCCTTTCTTTCATTGATTTCAAGCTCCCCCTTCGGGGGAGCTCCGCAAGGCGCTGGCAAAGCCAGACCGAAGCGGTGAGAGGTTTTTTCCTCAAAAACTGATCTTTGCACCATGGAGTGCCTGACGTTCCAGCGCTTCCCGCTGGCTGCGGGTCATCCGGTTCACATCCGCACCGGTCACGGCGGCGCTGCCGGGGTGGGTGCCGTTTTCAGCAGGGCGCGCCCCGCGCTGGCGGATACGCTCCACCACGCCCTGCTCCACGGTGCGGGCAGTCTGGCGCATGGCATCCCCGTAGTGGGCCAACCGGTAGGCATCCAGCATCCGCATCCCGGGCAGCTGCATCAGACGGCGCATCTCGGGGTCTGCCAGCTCCTTTTGCAGGGAAAACTCCGGCACCGCCCTGCGCATCATGGCCTCCTCGGCAGCCCAGCGCCGGTGCAGGGCATCCACAGCCTGGCTTCCCGGGAAACGTTTTGGCAGCGCAGGGCGGGGCGGTTCCTGTTCCTGCCCTTCTTCCGCCTTGACCGGTTCGGTCTCTTTCACCTCCTTCTCCCCCTCCGGGGCGGTCGTCTCCTGCTTTGCGTCCGCTTTCTCACCGGGCTTCATGGTACCCGATGCCACAGCCTGCTGTTCCTGGGCCGCGCTCAGGGCAGGGGCAGCCGCTTCGCCGCCGTCAGCAAACAGCTGCAGGTCCATCATCTCCTGCTTGCCCCGGGCACTCCGGTCGGCAAAGCGTACATTGTCCGGGTAGCGCTCAGCCAGCAGGGCAAAGCCCGCCTTGGCCAGCTCAAAGGCTCCCTCGACCCATGCGGTACAGGGCCGGGCGGCAGTCACCGTCAGGCGGGGGCCATCGGGCTCGTCAAAAGCATCGCTGTGGGCGTTTTCCTCGCCCGCCAGCAGGCTGACCAGTGCCTGCATCAGGGTGCTGACACCGGCGCACACGATATCCTGCCCTGCCGGGGCATAGCCTGCATGGCCC